TCCAACTGGAGATATGACAGGTCGCAGATACCTACACCTTGGCAATGAAATGAATCGTGAAGATATGCTTCACCTTCGTTGGTTTACTCCACCACAATCATTAGTTGGAATTTCACCATTGAATCAAACTCGAAATTTAGTTGGTTTAGCAATTGCAATGGATCGTCACTTGGCTCAATTTTATGGTGAAGGTGGCACTCCTTCTTCGGTTCTTGAAACAGATCAGAAGCTAACTCTTGATCAGGCTCGCATCATTCAAGGAACTTGGGAATCAACCCATCGCCGTCATCGCCGACCAGCAGTTTTATCTGATGGTTTGAAGTGGCGACCAATTACAACTTCAGCAGCTGATAATGAAATGATTGCAACTCGCGAGCAACTTATTCGCGACATTGCAAGAATTTTTCGTATCCCTTCACATTTGATTGGTGCAACCGGAGATAATCAGACTTATCAAAATGTTGAACAAGCATCTTTGAATTTCCTAACACATACAATTGCTCCTTGGATTCGTAGAATTGAAATTGCAATCTCAAGAATTCTTGATGATGGAACTGATGTTGCATTTGATACTTCATCTATTCTTCGTACCGATGCATTAACTCGCGCTCGCGTAAACTCAATCAATATCGCGATGGGTGCTCGTACCCCAAATGAAGTTCGCCAAATTGAAGGTATGGAACCTTATGATGGTGGAGATTCATTTACTCAATCACTTGTTGGTAATGTAACTGCTGGCGGTCAATTACCTGTTCTTGGAACTGATTCTGATCCTTCAGCTCCAGTTATGGGAGTTTTAGAATAATGGCTGAAACATATAGACCGCCTAAAGGTGTTCAGAATGAAGCAAAGAAAGCTCTTGCTTGGATAGCAGATGATAAGGCTGGTTCAGGATTCACAGCTGTTGGTAAAAAAAGAGCATCTGATTTAGCTTCAGGAAAAGCAGTAAGTGCTCAAACAATTTTGAGAATGTATTCATTCTTCAAAAGACATGAAGTCGATAAAAAAGCAGAAGGTTTCAATTCTGGGGAAGATGGTTTTCCATCTGCCGGAAGAGTTGCGTGGTCAGCATGGGGTGGCGATGCAGGATTTTCTTGGTCAAGCAAAATAAGAAACTCAATTACAAGCAGCGCAAGAGCGCTTTCCCTAATAGCCGAGGAGAATGATATGGCTGATATGAATCAAGTTCCTGATCTAAATGAGGAGCTTACCGAACTTCTTGCTGATGTTTTCAGCTTCTATCTTCGCGCCCATGGCGCTCATTGGAATGTTGTTGGTACAGATTTTGCAGAATACCACAAACTATTTCAAAAGATTTATGAAGATGTTTATGAGTCAGTTGATCCAATCGCAGAGAATCTTCGTAAATTAGGATCAAAGGCTCCATTTCAACTAACACAATTTTTAGCACTTCGCACATTAGAAGATGCTCCAGTAGTTTCTCAAGACCCAAGAGCATTAGCAATGGATTTATTACAAACAAATGATATTTTGCTTGATGAAATTTCAGATGCTTTTGATTGTGCAACCGCTTATGGACAACAGGGCGTTGCAAACTTCCTTGCAGGTCGTATGGATCAACATCAATTATGGAAATGGCAGTTATCAGCTTCTCTAGGTTTAGAGGTAGTAGTAGCAAATCCTGATCCAGTAAATGATCAAGGTATTGATGAAGATGATGTTGAAGAGCAGGTTGAAGAGCAGGTTGAAGGTTTGACCATGCCGATGGTTATGACTTATTCAGCTGAGAGATCAGAATCAAATGAGGTTGATCCTCTTGAGGATCGTGCTTCAGCAGCTCGAATTGGAGAAGGTACATTTGTATCTTGGAACACTTCAAATGGTCGCGCTAGAGGTAAAGTTGAAAAAGTAATTACCAAAGGTCAAGCAACTTCATCTGATGGTTATGCACTTGAAGCAACTTCTGATAATCCAGTATTTTCAATTCGTATTTACAAAGAAAAAGGCAATGGCTACATTCCAACCGATACAATCGTTGTTCATCGCAATGATTATCTAACTATTACCAGCGCACTTCCAGCGCCACGATCAGAGGATGTCACAATGATTGAAGAACGCAAAACAATGATTCGTAATGCCGAACAAATTACAATGAACGCTGAAGTTCGTGCAGTCAAAACTGATGATGGCACACTTCGCATTGGTGGTTATGCAGCAACATTTGGCAATGAAGCAACTGGTCTAAACTTTAGAGAAGTTATTGCACCGGGAGCATTCACTCGCACACTTGCAGCTGATAATCCAATCTTCTTACTTGTCAATCACGATATGGAACAACTTCCGCTTGCTTCAACAAAGTCTGGAACTCTTCGCCTAAGTGAAGATTCAGTTGGACTTCGTATGGAAGCAGACCTTGATCCAAACAATCCTAGAGCTGTTGAACTTGCTTCAGCATTATCTCGAGGCGATGTGGATAAAATGTCATTTGCATTTACAGTTGCACCCGGAGGAGATACTCGCGAAGAAGGACTTCGCACTCTAACTGATCTTGATCTTTATGAAGTTTCAGTTGTAAACCTTCCTGCTTATGATGCAACAGCAGTTGGCATGAGAAGTGCTGAAGAAGATTTGACTCTTCGCAAGCGCAAGATCAAAGCAAAATTCAATCATTCTCGCTTGAAGAAATAAACAAGCGGTTACCCCCGGCGCATCACGCCCCGGCGGTTTTTTATCCAAACTACCCGAAAGGAGATACCATGTCATTGGTATCAAAACTTCGCGAACAGCGTGATGGCTTAGCAGCAGTTGCAGAAGAAATTCTTGCAGCTGATGAAGTAACTGCCGAAGCATTAGCATCTGTAGAAGCGAAACACGATGAGATTGCAGCTCTTGATGAGCGCATTGCAAAGGCTGAGGCAGTTGAAACTCGCACAGCAGCTATTGCAGAATCTCGCAAAGAAGCCGGTGTAAAAACATTCGGTGGAGCAACAGTAACTCGCGAGGAAATGACTTACGACAAAAATGGTCGCAACTCATTCGTACGCGATATGATCCAAGCACAACTTCGCAATGATCCAACTTCTTGGGAGCGCCTAAACCGCCACCAGAAGGAAGTTGCAGTTGAAACTCGCGATATTTCTCGCACAGATGGTGCCGGTGGAGATTTTGTACCACCTATCTATCTAATCAATGAGTACGCAGAGTTCGCTCGCGCTGCTCGCGTAACTGCTGACCTAGTAACAACTATGGCACTTCCAGCAGGAACTGACAGCATCAACATACCTCAAATCACAACAGGTACTCTTGCTGCTTTCCAAACAGCTGACAACACCGCAACAACAACTCGCGATATGGTGTCAAGCACAGTAACAGCTCCAGTTCGTACAATCTCAGGTTATGAGAATGTATCCATCCAATTAGTTGAGCAATCACCTTTGGCTGGCGGACTTGATCGTCTAGTATTCGGCGATCTAATGGCTGACTATGCACTTCAATTGAACACAAATGTTCTAGGTGCAAACACAACATCATCAGGTGGAATCCAAGGTATCTTGGCTAAGTTCGATGACACTACAAACTCAGTTCCAGTAACATGGACTGAAACAACTTCTTCACAATCAGGCGCTTTCCTAGCGATTTCAAAAGCAATCTCAAAGGTTGTTACAAATCGTTACAAGCCAGTTGAAGCAATTGTAATGTCACCAAAAACTTGGTACTGGTTATCAGCTCAACAGGATTCATCACTTCGCCCAATCGTTGTACCGACCGCTAATGGTCCATTCAACGCAGGTGGAGTAAACACCAATCCGGGTGCTCCAGCAGGTCTTGTTGGAACTATCCAAGGTGTTCCTGTTTATGTTGATGCAACAATGCCAACAAACTATGGCACTAGCACCAACCAATCTCCAATCATTGCAGGTAAGTTCTCTGATACTTACCTATTTGAATCAGGCGTAAAGACTCGCGTACTTCCAGATGTACTTTCAGCTAACCTAACAGTTCGCTTCCAAGTATATGGATACACAGCTCTTGCACACCGCTTCAATAAGTCAATTTCCGTAATTAGCGGAACTGGCGCAGTCACACCTTCAGGCTTCTAGTCTGATCGCTTGTCCTCTGGCTCTATCTTTGGGTAGGGTCAGAGGAACAGGCACCAAATAGAATCGGGGGATTTTATGAGCAATTCATATTTTTTAGAAGGACTCAAAACAGCTCGCGAATTAGTCAAGGGTGATACATCCGCACTTGATGCATTGATTGAAGAGCATGAGTCAGGAAAAATAGAAACAACAGCAGTTCGACCATCGGCGGAAACGCGATGAAACGCAATGACAAAATTTGCATTGGAATGGTCAATAACAATTCAATAAACTCACTTTTAGCAATTGATTTGATTCATATTGCTCGCCATCCTGAACAACATTTTGATAATATGGTTCAAGTTGGAAATATAGGATTGACAACTCGCTCTCGCAACATTGTTGTAAAAACATTTCTTGATCAAACAGATGCTGAATGGCTTTTGATTCTTGATTCAGATGAGCGATTGAGCATTGATACTTGGCTCAAACTTATCCGCACAGCAAATGAAAAAGAAAGACCAATTGTTTCTGGACTTGTCTTTGCAGCACTTTTCAATGAAAAAGATGAACTACAAGCAACTCCTTGCATTTATAAAATGTATGAAAATGGTGGATTGAGTTCAATTCACGATTATCCTTTAGATACTGTTTTAGAAGTTGATGCGGTTGGAACTGGATGTCTTCTAATCCATCGCAAAGTTTTACTTGATATTCAAAAAAATGCTACAGCTCATCAAGGCGATAAATGGGCTTGGTTTGTTGAAGGTGCTATTGATGGCACTTATTTTGGCGAGGATTTATTATTTTCAAAACGCTTGAAATCATTAGGCTATAAAATCTATGTTCATACCGGAGCAATTTTGCCACATCATAAACAATTTTGGCTCGATCAAAGACACCACGCACCATTGCGTGAGATTGCATTATTGAAAGACAAGTCGGTTGTACCCCTGACAACTGACTTGTCCTAACATCTAAGGAGTAATCAATGACATCATCATATCCAAATGGAGTTGATAACTTTTCAAATCCGACTGCAACTGATTATCTTGATTCAGCAACAGTTCCTCACGCAACTCAACACGCAAATGTAAATGATGCAGTTGAAGCAATTGAAACAGAGTTGGGAACAAATCCAAAGGGATCAAAGGCTTCAGTAAAAGCTCGACTTGATGATGTTGATACAAGCATTGCAACAATTTCTCTTACTACCGGACCTACCGGACCTACAGGTGCTGCTTCTACAGTTACTGGACCAACAGGTGCAACAGGCGCAACTGGACCTACAGGTTCAACTGGAAATACCGGCGCAACTGGACCTACAGGTTCAACTGGAAATACTGGTGCAACTGGACCTACCGGTGCAACTGGAAATACAGGAAATACTGGCGCAACCGGACCTACAGGTGCAACTGGAAATACTGGAAATACTGGCGCAACCGGACCTACTGGACCTACAGGTGCAACTGGCGCAGCTTCAACTGTTACTGGTCCAACTGGACCTACAGGTGCAGCTTCTACTGTTACTGGACCAACTGGTGCAACTGGAGCTACAGGACCTACAGGTGCAGCTTCTACTGTTACAGGACCAACTGGAGCCACAGGTGCAACTGGACCAACAGGTGCTCAAGGACCAATTTCATCTGTAAATGTACATTCTTCCGCACGACTTGCAACAACAGGAAATTTATCAACAACTTATACAGCAGGAACTGCTGATGCTGGTGGTGGAACTGGTATTGGTGCTAAACTTACTGCAACATCTAATGGTCGCGGAAGTATAGATGGAACAAACATTACTGTTGG